CGAGATGATCAGAGATGCCGAGAATGATCTTGCTGTTGTCCCATTTTGGGATGCCCCACATATCAATGATTTTGGCGTCTGTAACTGACATGACAGCTCCTTAATGGCGTTAATTTTGCGGTGGTCGCAGGATTTCTACTCGGGTAGGCGGGATTTCTGTGCCGCCGGGGAAACCGGGTTTACCCTTGCCTACAATGCGCCCACCACTCTGTTCAATTTCCGGGAATGCGCGCTTTTGATTGCGCGTCAGTGGTGCGGTTTCGGAGGCTTTGCATTCGACGCAGGCGATATCGCCATTGGCGTCTCTACCGATCATATCGAGGCGGGTTCGGGTACCGCTCTCTGTTTTGATTGTGACCTGTTGACCTGATTCTTCCATTTCTTCCGAAAACCCCCCGTAGGATTCTTCCTCAAACGCAGCACCCGCAGCCTTATTTTTCTCTAACTGCGTGCTGAGCACGATATAAATTGGCTGAATTCCCGACTGAGGGAACCAGATGATTGCATCCTGGAACTCCGGAGGATGCGCTGGGTTTTCCAGCAACGTGTCAGATTGCGGCGTGGGCGGGTACACCCACACGGGGGGTAATTGTGGCGCGCCTTCGAGTGCCGGAATACCCAGGACATCGTCGGGGCTTGCCGCTGGCGTCCAGGTGAGGCCAATGCCGTTACCTATGTCGGCAATGTATTTTTCCCCGTCCTTCGTCGCCTCTATGACGGGGACATTTTCCCAGTCCTTTTTGCCGCCGGTGTAAAAGCCATACGCGTTGACGGAGCCATCCGGCAAGGTTTTCACGTTGACGCGGACACGTGTGCGGCCCGCCTCAAGCGTTGCGTACTGATCGTTTTTATAGAAGGCACTGTCGGGCGCAATGCTGGTGTTAGGCATTAATAGTGCGACAGTGCCTACGGCAGCACCCGCCGCCACAGCGCCAGCCCCCTCAAGCAAACTCAGTGCAAGAGAGCCGCCCAGCCGTTGAGCAATAGCACCACCGGTTGTTGAGCCTGCGACCAATTGAAGTGAAGTGCCTTCGGCTGTAATCACAGCCCCAGTGCCCAGCACGGCCCATAGTCCGTAGTCGGCCAGCTTTTCAACGGGCACAAACCCTGCTGGGTTTGTGTGATTGATTTCGCCATCCGGCAGGTTACAGCTCTTGGCAAACACACAGCCTAGGGGGTTGGGCTTTGTGTCTGGCTTGGGTGGGAGGTCTTTGTATTGCGCCCAGTGCTGAGCGCTAATCTCAACGGGTTCTACGCCGCTGTTGCGATAACCCTTGGGCGGGTTGGGTACGTAGCCACTCATTCCTTGATTCCTTGGAACTGATCCTTGATTAGCGCGCGCAGGGTGACATTCAGGGTGAAGGGAATCAACGGATGGCACTTTGCCTCGATCTAGACGTATTACCGCTGGCACCCTCGCCATTAAAAGGATGGTGTCGATGCTTTTGGCGATGTGCCATCATTGGGCGAATACCTATCACCGATGCCTCAGCCCTATAGGAAACACTGGGCAGTGTCGGAAATTCCGCGGATAGATTGGAGCTGTGATGTCGTTTCGAGATGCTTATTTGTACTGTAAGAGTGCTTTAAAACGTGCTTTGGACCCAGTTGTTGCCTATGTAAAAGAGAACCGCTTTTTTGTTAGCGTGGCACTATTTGCGATCATTGCCTGTAGCGTTGTGTTCGGGGCTCTGTACCTACATTTTTTCGAGGCTATTGATATCCCTAACTTAGCGGTCGTCAATCACGAAACTGCGAGCTATTGGGGGCAGTTAGGTGATTTTGCTGGTGGTTTTTTGAATCCGTTGTTGAGTTTTCTAGCACTAATGGCCGTTTTGAAAACCATGTCTTTACAACGTGCAGAAATGAAAGCTGCCCAGCAAGAAGCCAAAACGGCGACACAAGAGCAGAGACAGCAAACTGCTGTGTACTCCAGGCAGATGTTCGAATCAACGTTGTTCGGCATGCTGGACGTGCATGCTAAGATACTTGGTGATATCAAGTATATTGGTCCATTAAACGGAGCAAGCTCCGGACGGGATGCAATTGACTTGATCGTAAAAAGCTTTAAGGAAACAAGCTCCTATCAAGGAATTATTTCATTTCCAGACTTGGCGAAAAATGAACTCATGGAGTACGAAATTGAAGATTTCTGTATTCGCTGGAAAAGCTCTGTTGGTCATTATTTTCGAAACTTATACTGGATCATGAAAATGATCGACTCTAGTGCAGATGTATCGGTGGATGATGGGGATGAAGATGTTGTCACATCGAACAAAAGAAAATTTTATACAAATTATCTTCGCAAAAGAAGCTACACTAATATTGTGCGCGCTCAGCTTAGCGAATCAGAAATGGCGCTATTGCAAATAAACTGCCTCGGCCCTTACGGCGAAGATCTAAAGTATTACGTCGAAAAATATTCTCTGTTAAAACCTCTTGGGAAAAACTATTTCGATAGATGGACAGGATATATGTCTCCAAAATTTAACAGCATGGCTTTTGCAGGATTAGAACACGTTAATGTTGATACCTTAATGAAGATGAGGGTCGATAGAGTAACGCGAAATACGTCTGCAATCAGAAATAAAAGTTAATGTAGCGACGATATTGTTAGCTCGCCTTAGGGCGTGCGCGCCCACTGATTAAACATCGCTGAAGATTGCTTGTTTAAGCGCCCTCAAGGTTACGTCCTGAAAGCTACAAAACCTTGCGCCGTTGCCTACGGCTGCGCCAGAATCCGCCGGCTTGTGCGCCTTGGGGTCACTCGGTAACTTGATTCGTGTCACTGCCCATCAGTGATCGGGTTTAGCAGCCCGAGAACAACCTAAGTCGTACTACGCTTCTGTCAGTCAGGTTTTGCGCCTGCATTTTGATGGTAGCTGTGCGCAGGGCGCCCTTGGGCGCGCCGGCTTCTTAGGTTTCCCGGTCTGCTAACCTGCGTGCAGCTGCCACCCTCTTCGTTTAGCAGCAGGAGGGTTGGCACACCATTAGGAACCTAAGATATGTTCAAGGTCACACCCAACCCACCGGACACCGATCCGGTCTCTCCGTACGAACCCGCTTCAAAAAAACTCAACGAAGCCGCCGAGCGCGCCCTCAACTTCCACTTCCCGTCGATTGCCGACATCAAAGCCACCCCGCGAACCTGCAGCACCCTGTTTTCCGTGGACCCAGAGGCCACGACCGAAACGCTAGCGGTTTTTCTGGTCGAAACCCTAGCCTCGGTTGATGTGATGGTCCACGAGTTGGCGGACCTCTTGGAGGGTTGCTCGCGCTATTCCCTGTTGGGCATTTCCAACAGCGTCATGGTGGCTGAAATCACGGCAAACCGATTGCTGGATAAAATTGATCCACCTGCGTAGGAGTGGGTTGCTGTGGTGAGTACCTCGACTCACTCACCACCGCTATTTCATTGCTCATCGTGTCTGGTAATTGGCTCGTACATAGCTTGCCTGTCAGCCGTCTATTTTACCTGGGAGGCGTTTTCCCCCGAGACGCGCTGGCGAAAGACAGATAGCATTGAGCCATCAAGCATAGAGTTTGGGAGTTAATGATCCCTGCGACGGCGTGAGGTTTTTGCCTGTTCATCTGTACCCTAAGATGAGCATCGAATAGAGAGTTAAAAATTAATGTTTTGATTGAAGATTTCATGGATATTTCGAGGAAGATATGGGTATTAAGGAAAGTGTTGAAGGCGTCACCGACAATGAAGAACATGATGGTGATGATAAAAGCTTCAGCAAGCGAAAAAAATCGAGCTATTTAGTGAATCCAAGCGGTTTTCATAAATTTGGGATGCTGCTTGGCGGATATGCTGTATTTCTATTCGGGTTTTATGGAGTTCTTTCCTTTTCTTCGCCTGACTTCCTATATATATTAAAGAACAACCTTATAGGGACGTTTGGAATTTTGACGATTGGGCTTGTGCTATTTGGTTTAATTGCAACAATCGTCGAAAACATATCTAACTCTTCATTTGTTTCAATTGACCGAAAGGCTAGGGAAGAGTCCAAATCCTTTGGGGGTAATATTGGCAAGGTGGTTTACAAAGTTATTGAGCGCGAGCGAGTGTTAGGCACTGCCTACGAAGTGTACATTTGCAGCGTAGTTGAAAGTTTGGATAAGCATATTTCACTCACTGAAGAAAAAGCATCAAATCTTCTCGATAGAGGACTACTGTTTCTGTTTGGTGGCATGCTTTTTTACGTTGTAGCCATCATCGCTTGGCAGATTTGGGCGAAGTATGGTGAGCCTGAAGTGAGCGTAATGTACATTGGGATGTTTGCTAGCTCAGTCGTGTTTTTAGTCTGTGAATTTCTGGCGGCCTGGTTTCTGAAGCAATATAGGCACTATGTAGATGCCTCATTATCCTGTTTGCGGGTTAAGTCTGTTTATGATCGATATTTGCTTTCTTACTATGCTGTAAAAGAAATGGCGCCAGAAGGAGATGGCGTATCGGAAAAGCTCAATCGTGTGCTTGAGGCACTCAAAGAGGACGTTTCCTGGCCTAAGCATAAGGATAATATTGGTAACGATTTTAACTATATGCTTGAGTCGATGGGTTCCGTTCTCGCTTCGGTAGATAAGCTTAAAGGGTTGTTCGACTCCAAAACGAAGCCAGCGGTCGCAGATGGTCAATCTGACGGTAAACAGTAAATCTTATCGAAAAAGGTTGTTGTGTTTGCCACGAAATCCGGGCTGATGATCCACTTCTGGGTGGATCATCTACTCGGTAGGCCGCGTTATGTTCGTAATGCTCTATTTGATTACTGCACCCGAGCCCCTGGAAAACTCCCTTGTTTCTCAAAATCTAATGCGTGATCTACGCCGCTCACGCGACGGACGGAAGACGCAGCAATGAATTGAACATTGAGTGCCAATTGAACGGTTTCCAGACGAGTGAGGTTCGAACCATCGTAGCGGGTCACTACGTAGTCTGGAATGTGGTCCACAATATCCGCAATGAACTGGTCATCCCGATGCGGGCATTCTCTTGCCAGCCGCGCAGCAATGTTTTTGTGTCGGTGACCGAGCGCTCTAATTTCTTTTTCGGACACGCCCAAGTGGTAAAGCGTGCCCTTCATTGCCAATTCGGCAATAAGGCAAAGAGGTTGAGTGGCCGAAGCGACGTTGATGCTGGTGCTCAGGCTGTTGGAAATTTCCTCCAGATTCGCAGCCGCTAACGTCCATAACTTAAGTGACTCTCCCTGAGCCGCACCCTGCATATGATTGATACCGGTTATGAAATCGCTGATGTCAGCGAACGAATAGCAGGATCTTGCAGCGATGTTGATATCGCCTCTGCACCATTGACCCCATTCATCATGACTTTTGAAGCCAAGCAGTTGATCCATTGAACGTGGCCCGCTGCTGTACGTGAGTCCGAGTATGACCTTACGTACCTGATCTATAGAGGCTACCAAGCCCACGCCCGCACCCGGCCAGCTTGTTTCAACCTCGGGAACGAGTCTGGCATAGGCCAAGTTGATCTCTTCCACGGCAGGATTTTGCATTAGATCGAGAATGAATTGGTCGCCGAGAATATCGAAAGCTGCAGTCAGAGGTCGGGCATGGAACGGGACGTTCTCCTGAGCGTAGGTTTGATCTAATCGCAAAATGTCTTCATCAGTGAATAACGCCATGTATCCATACCTACAATTGATTGAACCATAACCAGATACTACTTCGAATTTCTAACGACGTTACATGCGAGCTGCTTTTTCCAGATGACTCAACGCCAGCTCCAGAATTGCCTCTTCAGCTTCGGGTTGCAGATTGCCTTCGGCATCCACGGGCAAATATGGCCTAGCGGGTATGTCGCCCCACAGGTGCGGGAAGTCTGCTTGGTCACCACCGAGTTGCATCATGGCCGCGTAGGGTTTGTTGCTGCCGACCAGTGCTGAGCTGTCGGTTGCGAGGGTGGTAATTGAGGCGGCCAGGCCGGCGGCACTGACCTGCAGGATCTGGCCGGGCCAGTTGCCTTTTTTTGCCCGCCGCTCGGTGGTGGTGTCGGACAGTTCGGGCCATTGGGGGCGGCCTTCGTTTTCGAAGTTTTGTTCAGTCTGGCTGGCGAGTTCGGCGGCGATGCCGCGCATTAGGGGCGTGAGGTCGCCGATGGCCCATTCGACCTTGCTTAAGGCCTGCTGCAGGCGTTGATGTTCTAGTTCGATGGTGAACATGGGGGTGTCCTACTTTGACTTCTGGGGTGTACCGGAAAGCATTGGGGATTGAGTTTTTTCAACTGCTGCGCAGCCCAACAAGGGCAAGTCCCCTCACCACCGTGGGGTGTTTGATGTTGTGTTTTTATCGGTTTCTGGCAAGCGAACATCAAAGATCACAGGCTGCTACAGAGGGGCGTTTTTTTGCCGTTGCCGCTTTGGTGCTAGCGACCCGAAGGGCAGAATCCCAAGCAGGTAAAAACGCGAAGGCCCGGGGAGGATTTAGCCTTCGCGTTCATTAGGCGCCCCGTCAGCGTTTTTATAAACGCCTAACACTAACCGCCATCAGCCCTTTTGGGCTTGGTACAATTTCATATTCAACCCTCTGGTTTTCATTGAGCCTCTTATCGCTTTCACTGGCTATATTGGTGTAGTGAACCATTAAATCTGGCCCACCATTGTCGGGCGTGATGAAGCCGACACCTTTTTCGGCGTTGAAGAACTTCACTGTTCCAGTTTCTGGCATTTTATTAGCTCCGAATCGGTTGTTGTCATGGGTGAGCACCTGCTCAGCTCTCTTCTGTCAGCGCTACGGGGATAGTTATCACGCCACCTGCTTTCTATGACTACTGTCATAGTTGACAGTTGTTTAGTCTTTTTTTGGGTGGTATGTGGTCCGGTCAATAGTTCTGGATATATAGGCACTCATTGCTTTTTTAGACGGTGTTGCCGGTTGACCTCGACTTTCCGAAGGGCGGGTGGGCGGTCTGTTTGCGTTTTAGTGCTTCAGCCAAGCTGGCGCCGGGGGCGTGATTGAAGCCCGGATCGGTGCGGAAAGTGGTGGCGTGCCCCTGGGCGTTTGTGATCTGAACGCCGGTGACGGTGGCTGTTCTGATTTCCCCGGTGCGTTTGTCAGCGCCGGTCTCTACCGTTTCTACGAACATCCTTCCTTCGCTCGAAAGGACTGTCAGCCCACGACGCTTCATGGCAGCTTCGCTCAACGCGATAACGCGACAGCGACAGTTAAAGCCGTTGGGCGGGAAAATGGATGACCAGATGGGGTCGTCGTGGCGAAAAACTTGGCCGTGCATCGCTCGGTGACTGGGTCGCGTCTTTCCGTCGAGGATGGCGATGTACATCCAGTACGGGTGGGTTTGGGCAGTGGCTTCCATGCTGGCTTTGCGGCCGGCCATGTAGGCGCTTTGCAGGTTGGTTTGGTAGATGGTTTTTAGCCTTCGAGGGCTGCCGAGTTGGACGAATTCACCGGTGCCTTGGCTGTCGACGATGACTTGTTTGCCCCACCAGCCTTGGGCTTGCAGGATGGGTTGCAGGTGGGTGGTGAATTGCTTGAGGGTTTGGCCTTGTCGGAGGGCTGTTTCCAGTGCTGCGCGGATGTCGGACAGCAGGTCAAGGCGCATGGCTTTGGCGACGGTGAAGGCTTGGTCGTGGGCTTGGTTGAGCATGTCTTGCCAGTGCCAGGTGATGGCGTAGCCCTTGCGTTTTAGGTAGGCGATGGCGTTTGTCGGTTCTAGGCCAAAGATGGCTTTGAGGTCTGCCGGGTTGAGGCGTTTTGCGGGGGTGGCCATGTCAGTCTTCCCGATCGGCGTGGGCGCTGAGGCGGCCCCAGGTGTCGGCCATGAACAGCCAGTTGGCGAGTGGTTGCTCAGGTGCCTGGTTTTCGTGTTGTGGCAAGGCGTCGGCTAACACTGCGTTGAGGGTTTGTTCGCTGTGTTGTTGGAGTACTTCGGCCGGCAGGCTGTCGATGGCTTGGTCGAGTGCGATTTGATCCAGCAGCGGCTTCAGAGTGGGCTCGGCGAATTCGGCTGAGTCGGTGGTGGCTGGCGCGTCCTGCAGGTCGCCGTCTTGCAGGTTGTAGGTGCGTTGCCAGTAGGCGTTGGTGAATTTGACGCCGGAGTCGGTCAGGGCTTTGTCGCGCTGGGCCAGGCTTTTGTCGATTTCTTCTTGTTGCCACAGCGCGTACAGCGGTGCGACGACGTCGGTGCCGAAGTTGATGTCGACGACTTGGCGGATGCAGGCGTTTAGCGCAGTGGCGACGATGGCGGCGTCGCCGTCGCGGATGTCTTTGGTGACTTCGGCGCCGGCCGTGGCGCTGGCGTGGTTGCTGTCTTTTTCGGTGGTCTGGTTTTGCCCGAGCATGGCGACGTTGATTTCGCTGCGGCAGTACTCCAGCAGTTGGCGGTAGACCTCGGCGCTGCCGGCTTTGCCGGCGGCTTCGATGATTTGCACGCTGGCGTCGTCGGGGATGGCGGCGACGGCGTCCTGGACCATGGCTTCGAGGCTGTTGAGCAGCAGTTCTGTTTCGCCGTCGGTGGCACCGCGTGGGTGTTTGCCGATGACCCAGGGACTGCCGTACTTTTCGGTGAATTGGACCCAGAACTTGAGCCCGCCTTTCATGAAGGTGGCCGGCCAGAAGCACATGCTGAGGTCCGGAAAGCCGTAGGGGTTGGCGTAGGTGGCGTCTTGGCGGGCGACGATGAAGCGTCGCGGGTCGCACAGTTCGCCATCCTGGCCGGCGTCTTTGGCGCGAAAGCGCAGTGCGTTGTCTTTGTCGTAGAAGAACCATTCGGCCGGTTTGCCGAGCAGGTCCTGTGGTACTTGGTGCAGGCCCAGCGGTTGCCACATGAGTTCGATGGGTTGGTAGCCGAACAACGGAGCATCGAGCAGTTCACGAATGATGCGGTCGAGGTCGAGGTCGGTGAGCCAGTCGGTGATGAAGCGCTCGACGTTCGGCGACGCCTCGCCGCGTTTTAGGCCGCGTTCCAGGGACAGTACCGCGGCCTTGCGGCGGCGGATGTTGCCACCAACCAAGGCGGAACTGCGCAGGTCGCGGTAGACGGTGATGTCTTTGCCTTGGGCTTTGAGGATGGGGTCTGGGTTGGGCAGATTAGCGCCGCTGACGCCGCCTGTTTCGGTGCGGCCACGGGTGGCGATGTGGTGGTTGAGCCTGGTGCTGCGTTTGGCTTCGGCGAAGCTTAAGAATTCGGTGGGACTGACCCACAGGCCGTTGGTGTTCATGCGTACCCCTGGGTGATGTGCTGGCCTTGGCGTGGGCGGCGGGATTTGACGTTGACCGGACCACTGGCGACTTCGAGTGTGGCGAAGTTGGCCAAGGCGCCTGCGCCTGCGAAGTCGCCGTGGCGGTAGAGGTCGGGGTCTTTGAGGTCTTGTTTGCGGGCTTTGACGATCATGGGGATGCCGTCGACGGTTTCGATGGCGCGGATGTCCTGGTGCAGGGAGTCGTCTTTGGGCAGCGTGACGGTGCCGTCTTCGAACAGTTGCACGAATTTGGGCATCCAGGCGCCGTACCAGGCGCGGGTGATTTTTACTTGTTGGATGCGGTTGTGGCCGAACTCATCGGCGGTGTCTTCGGCGAGTGTTTCGCCACTGCCGGTGGCGTCGAGTGCGGCACCGACAAAACGGGGCAGCCGGTGCAGGATGTAGAACAGGATCTGCTGCTGTTGCCGGGTGGGCACTTTGTGCATTTCGACCACGAACGGCACGTCGCGATGCCGCGTCTGGTCGACGGACATCGGGCAGATGATGGAGAAGTCACGGTGCCGGGCGTAGTCCATGCCGAGGAAGTGGCGCAGCTGGGGGTTTAGCGGCTGTAGCAATTGCGTCAGGTAGCGCTCGATCCAGTCGTTGACGTAGGCCTCGCGCCGATAGACCGGCTGTTGGGTGAAGTCGTCGTCCAAGGCCAGGCGCAGGACGGTGCGACCGGGGCGCATGGCTTCATCGATCCAGACGCCGGGGATGCAGACGCCGTTGCCGTCGCGAGGGATGGCGTCGAGTTCTTCGCGCATTTGCGCTTTGCGCGGGCCGTAGGCGTTGCGGATTTGTTTGTACCAGGCTTCCTTGCCTTCTGGCGTGGCGACCTTGCCGGCCATGAAGCACACCCGCTCATACAAACCGTTGGCGACGGCGTCGTCGAAGGTGGCACGGAAGACTTGGGCGCTGCTGCCGTAGCGCTGGTCGCGGATGTCGCTGACCATTTGGTTGAAGGCGTTGGCCTTGCCGTTGTGGGTGCTGATGATGACGATGCGGCCGCCCCAGATCAGCAGCGCGGTAGCAGCGTCGAGCACGGCGGAGACGTCGCGGTGGAAAGCGGCCTCGTCGATGATGACTTTGCCTTGCAGGCCGCGCACGCCGGCCGGGTTGCTGGACAGTGCGACGATTTTGAAGCCCGAGGCGTAGCGGATGCGGTAGGCGTTGATCTGGCGGGTGTTGCCAGCGTCGTCTTGGTCTTGGAAGAGGAATTCCTCGATTTGGCTGACGCCCGAGGCCTGGGCTTCGGCGATGACGCGGCTGAACTTGGCGCAGTAGCCGATGAATTCCAGGCCTTTTTCTTTGGTGTCGCCGATATAGAAGCAGTCCATGCCGCCAGCGATTTTTTGCGAGGCGGCGGTGATGACGGAGTCCAGTGCTTCGGCGAAGGTGATGCCGGTACGGCGGCCTTTTTCACAGAGTTTGATGTGCGTATCAATGGCCAACCAATCGGATTGGTGGGCCATGAGGATGCCTTCAAGCAGTGGGTTGTAGCCCTCGGGGATCTGCCGGACGCTGGGCGGCAGTTCGTCCCATTCGATGACGCGCAGTGTGCTGGATGAGGGTTTCATGGTTTGACGCCGAGGAATTTCTGGCGCCAGAACAGGGCCTGGTCTTCGGTCATGCCTTGGGCTTTGACGGCGTTGTCGAGTTCGGCGGCTTGCTCTTGGAGCAAGCGTTCGCGGGTGGCTTTTTCGATGGCCTGGCGCTCTTTGACGCTGAGGGTTCGCGCTTCCATGGTGGCTTTGGCGGCGCGGGCCAAGGCGGAGACTTCGGCGATGGTGACGTCGTCTTTTTCATGGGCGCCCATGGCGGCCTGGTAGGTCAGGGTTGAGATGGCTTCGACTAACAGGACGCCGGTTTTGTCTGAGGCGTCTTCACCAAAAGCGCCGACGAAGGCTTCGGCCATTTCACGTTGCTGACGGGCTTTGTCGATGAGTTCGTCGAAGCCGAGTTTGAAGCGGCCCAGGGCGCTGCGGCTGGGGGCTTTTTCGTTGGGGAAGCGCCCTTGGATGTCGGCGAGCATGTCGTCGAGGGTCAGACGGTCTTCACGCAAGAGTTTTTGGATGTAGGCCTTGACCGTGGACGGCAGGCGGTTGATGGAGGATTTTCCGGCCATGGTCAGGCCCCCGGCCGTTTGATGCCAGGCACGCGGGCGCGGCCGGCGGCGATGTCTTGGTCGCGTTCGGTGAGGGTGGCGACGAGTACGGGGCCTACGTCGGCAAGGGTCATGGCGCCTTGTTCGGCGAGCCAGTGCAGTTCGGTTTTGACCTGGTCGCGGCTGGCGGTGTGGCCGAAGTTGTCGAGGGCGGTGTTGAGGACGGAGCTGTTGGCGCGGTAGCCGGGCATTTCGACCAGTAGCCGCAGGATGACCAGGCGCATGTCTTGGCGTAGGAAGTCGGCGTAGTGGGTCATGTTTTTTCTCGCAGCAGGTAGTCGTTGATGCGGTCGAGCGATCGGGCTAATGGGCCGAGGGCGTCTTTGACGCCGGACAGTTCGGCGCGTACGGCTTTCATGTCGCCCAATAGGTCGGTGACGGCGGTTGGGTCTGGCAGGTGCCGGATGTGTTCCTCGAGGGCGACGATGCGGGTGCGCAGTTCGAGCAGTTCCTGGGCGCTGGCGGCCTGGCGTTTGGTCATGAAGGTGTAGACGCCCAGTACGGTGAGGATCAGCCACTGGACGGTCTGGAAGCCGAAGTTGAGGTCGTTCAGGTTCATTCAACACCGCCTGTGGGTTTGCGGTTTAGCGCTGGGCTGGTTGGTCGGGGCCTTGTTTGATCAGGCGTGCGACGAACAGGAGGATGGCCAGTGCGCTGTTGAGGGCGGCGTAGGCTTTGGGTGATATCTGGGTTTGCCAGAGGGGCAACAGGTCCAGTTGGGCGAGCCCGAGCAGGGCGATGAGCAGGCCGATCTGGATGCTGTAGAGCCTGTAGCTGCGGCGCCAGTGGGTGATCAGTTGCATGGGGGGATTTCCATTGGCTGGCCGTGGGTGATGCCGCGTTCGATGCCGGCCAGTGCCAGGCCTTCGGCGATGATGGCGTCGCCGTACCAGCGACCACCTGGCAACGGGCCCGCGCCGTTTTCGTGGCGGATGATGACGGTGACTATGGCGCGCATGACGTCGAAGTCGTAGACGTCGACGCTGTCGACTTCGGGGTCGAGGCCTAAGGCGCGGGCCACGCTGATGACGTAGGCGTCGGTGTTGTTTTCTGTGGGCGGTGCCCAGCGTTCGACGATTTCGCGCACGGTGTCGATGCGGGTGCCGTTGGTGGCTAGGCGTTTGTCTTGGTAGGTGATGAGGACGCGGGCCATGGCGCGAATGCCCCAACGGGGGTTGAGGTATTGGACGAATTGGTTGTCTTGTTGGGTGGCGGCCATGCCTTGCCAACGGATGCCGTTGGCGTGGCGGATGTTGCCGGGGTTGTAGTTGCGGATGCCGCGGGGTTGTTCGGGTCGCATGGGGGGACGCCTCCGGTCGTGGCGCCCTGGGGTTTGGGGCGCTGGATATGCACACGCCGCTATGGTGGGCGGCGTGGGCTGGAGGGGCTTTTAATCGGGTTTAAGGAGTGGGTACTGGTTCGATTTCCTGTTTGTCTTCTTTGTATTGGAGACTGCTTTCGCGAAAATCAAACAGTTGAGATACCAAGGATTGGAATGCGCCAATTTTAACGTAGTGCTTTTCTCCTAACCCTATGGCCCTAGCCATTTCGTTATGGCAAATGGTGTTCAACACATGCAGAACGGGGGGCTCGTCGGCCTCTATGGTAAGTCGTGCGGCCGCAATTTCTAGCAAAAGCTCTTCGGTCGGCCTGCTCAACATGCGTTTTTCCAACTCGACATACTTGCGCATAAATTCCGTATGGTCCCGCCCGCGTTGTGCACTACCAACGACCAAATTAACGGATGAGACAATGGTTACTATTGCGGATGCTGTCAGCGCCACCATCTGTGCGTTCGTTTGAAGGATGCCGTAAATCGTGGCGGACCCAAAAATCAAAGACAGCATGTTGGATGATTTATCTAGCCTGTCATAGAACGCGCGACGGCGTTGTTGATATCGGATTGAACGACGCACATCGAACAACATGGCTGCCCAACGAGCCTCAAAATTAGCAGTTGCCCCTACCATACTATTTTCCTTTGCCAGGCCGTGGTCGTGGCGTCGGAGCAGGAAGAGTGTTTACCACGCCAGGATTGTCCCACTTTTCACCATGATCAAATTCGGGTTGATAGATACGTCCACTATCAATACGAACTTGATGGTCGGAGCAGCTTCCAACACTGTCCGAATATCCCTCATCGTCTTCATCGTTATCGATGACTGACTCGTACTCATCCTCAAGCTCTTCAATGTCCTTTCTCAATTTTCTGAGTCCTTGCTGTCGTGATTTTATGGTGAAGAATATCTGATTGGAGTCAGCGCCCTAGTGTGCTTTACACCTTTAGTTTTGCGAAGCAACGGTTGTCGACGGATTCGCCTGTTTCAAGCATTCGGCGCGGTTCATGGTGTATTCATCGAGACTGCTTTGGATGGCGCCTGGAATGGACTCGGTGCCCCCTTGGCGTGTGGCACTCACTTGGACTTGCCACCAGCTGTTGGCGAAGACACCCGCCGAGCCACAGAGGCCTAACGGTTCGAAGACGGACCGGCCAAATTGCGCGTGACCGGCTTCTAGCAAGGCTTTGAATACTTGGCTGTGAGTCGCCAGTTCAGAGAGGTTGTTAGCTTTGAGGATGTGTAGGCCTTGGGCCATGGCTTGGTCGAGTTGCGAGAGGTGTTGGGTCGCATCGATGAGTGCTTGAGTGCTGGCGTGGGGGTGAATGGCTGCAGGGATTTGTGCTTCGGCGATGATGTGGG